AAACGATCTGGTACTCAATTCATTGCTAATCTTGGTTCTGTTACATCAGGTAATGTTCATATACAAACTATAAATAGAGATGCTACAGAAAGGTATATAGCAATATTTAGCAATGGTAATGTAAGAGTTTTTGAATTAGATGGTACTGAACGAACTGTAAATAAACCTGATGGTGTTAGTTATTTATCTGCAAGTAATCCAAGATCACAATTTAAAACTGTAACGATTGCTGATTTTACTTTTGTTGTTAATACAACTATTGCAACTGAAATGGATTCTGCTACAAGTGCAGGTAATATTACACAGGCAGTTTTATTCGTTAATCAAGTATCAGATAAAACTACATATACAATTACTGTAAACAGCACAACAGCTACACATGACACAACAAGTGATAATCCCTTAAGTACAGATACAGTAGCTACAAAACTTAAAAATAAATTATTAGGACAAAATGGAGAATCACCTTCATCTGGTTCTGCTTTATCTGGTTTTACGATTGCACAGAATGGACCTGTTTTACATATAAAAAAGAATGATGGTTCTGATTTTTCTATAGATGGTAGTGATACACAAGGTAATTCACAACTAACTGTAGTTAAGGATAGTGTACAGAGATTTACAGACCTACCAACTATTTCACCTAATGGATATGTAGTTGAGATTAAAGGAGATCAATCAACTAATTTTGATAATTACTACGTTAAGTTTGTTACTAATAATGGGGGAGCATTTGAAGAAGGACAATGGGAAGAGACTATAGAAGCTGGCATACCTTTTAAATTTAATTACGACAAGATGCCACATGTATTAGTAAGACAGGCAGATAATAATTTTAGATTTGCAAGGGTTGATGGTGATACTTATACATTATCTGGTGTTACTTATACCTTACCTATATGGGGAGAAAGAACTGTAGGTGATTTGGATTCTGCACCAAACCCTTCTTTTATAGGAAATAAAATAAATAACGTCTTCTTCTTTAGAAACAGATTAGGATTCTTGACTGATGATAACGTAGTGTTATCAAGGGTTTCAGAGTTTTTTAACTTCTTTCCAGAAACAGTTATCTCTGTTATTGACAGTGACCCTATAGACGTAGCAGCTTCACATACAAAAGTAGCTATTCTAAGGCATGCTGTATCTATGGGAGAACAGGTTATTTTATTCTCAGATCAAACACAGTTTGTTCTTACATCTTCATCTGATGCGTTAACACCTTCAACAGCAAACGTAGTAGTAGCAACAGAATTTGAAAGTAGTGACGCTGCAACACCTGTAGGTTCTGGTTCTTCTATTTATTATTTAACTAAGAAAGGATCTTTTGCTGGTGTAAGAGAATATATAACACAGGAAAATGTATCTATAAAAGAAGCCAGTAACATCACTATTCATGTACCAAGACTAATACCAAGTAATATTTTTAAATTAGCTGTCAGTACAAATGAAGATGTTTTAGTTTTACTTGGTGCTGATGAACCTAATAAGTTATATATAAACAGATGGTTATTTGGTGATAACTTTCAAAAGATATTAAATAGCTGGTCTACCTATACATTTAATTCTGCAAGGTCTATAAAAAATATAGATTTTATTGGTACTGATTTGTTTGTAGTTATAGAAGAAGCAAATGGTACAACTTTAGAGAAGATACCTTTTGAAGCAGATTTTAAAGAAACTAATGCAGAGTTTGAATTTCACCTAGATCATAAAGTTACAGAAGCTACTAGTGGTGTTTCTGTTGCATATAACGCTTCTACTGATATATCAACATTTACAGTTCCTTATAGGTTAAGGGCTAATATGTCTGTTGTTGGTAGATATTTAGGTGATGGTGAAACAAGTACTTTTGTTAATACACAAGGGGTAACAACAAATCTAAAACCTGCACAATTAGTACAAACTACAAATACATCTAATGGTTCAACTAGTACGATTACAGCTAGTGGTGATTTTAGAAATAGCAAATTTATTATAGGTGAACCATATTTAATGCACTATAGATTTAGTAGACAAAGGTTAACTGAATCAACAGGAGGACAGAATCAAGGTGAGATAGTTAGTGGTCGTTTACAACTACGTCATTTCTATATCAAGTTTGAAGATACAGGCTTTTTTAAAGTAGAAGTAACACCTGATAATCGAGATACAAGTGTACATAAATTTACAGGTCGTTTATTAGGTGCTGCGTCTGCTGCTGTAGGACAGGTTAATTTAGAAACAGGAACTTTCAGAGTGCCAATAATGAGCAAGGCTGATACTGTAAATATTGACGTAAAGAATGACACATTCTTACCAACACAGTTATCAAGTGCAGAATATGAAGCTATGTTCTATATGAGAAGTAGAAGAGTTTAATGATTTATTTAAGAAAATCAAATATAAAAGACTTAAATCATGTATGTAATAACATGAGAGTTATGGATAAAATAGAAGCTTATTATCAAACAGGACATCAACCAGAAGATGCTTTACGACTAACATATCTAGCAGGTCATAAAGTATTGACGATAGCAAAAGAAACAGATCGTCCTGTAGGTTTATGTGGTGTAGTAGATAATGGTTGTATATGGTTTGTTGCTACAGAAGAATTGTTCAGTAAAAAAATAGATAGGATTCAATTAACAAGAAAAGGTAGGATATGGGTAGATAGTTTATTAAAAAAATATCCTTTACTATACAATGTAGTATATGCAGAAAATAAATCTGCTATTAAATGGTTAAAAGCTCTTGGGTTTACTTTTATTAATTACCACGCAAAATATGGACAAGAGAAAAAACCATTCTACGAATTTCTGAGGATAGCATAAATGTGTCTCCCTGCTATTGGAACTGCATTAACAGGTGGAGCCTTAACTGCTGGAAGCGGTGCAGGTTTATTTGCTGCATCTTTAGGTCTTGGTTTAGCTTCTAATCTTGCACAAAGATCAGCAGCACAGGCAGCAGCGAACCAAACTTATCAAGCATCACTAATAGCAAACAGGTCAGCAGAACAAGCTTTTACTGCACAGCAAGAAGCAACAGCAGCAC